TCCCGTGTTCTTCCAGTCGATCGTTGTGTCGAGCCCGTCAAGCTCTTGAAGCTTTTCGTTGGTTTCAAGCTTACGCCTGGTGTACTTGGTGGCTGGGACTCTATAGGCAAGTTCTGTTTTGGGCCTATCCATACCGTCTTGGATCGGTTTGAAGAAGAACGGGTAGTTGACTGATATCGGTACGACTTTATCTGTGAACATTTTCTTAGCATCGGGACCAGACTTTGACAAGATACCGTACCGTGCATCTGACGTAATTGTTGCCACGTTAACGGTTTCTGCTGAAGACATAAACGAAAATCCTGAACGTCTGTTCTTAAGATAGCACATCCCATAAGATCGTGTGTCGGCTTTACAAGCCTCCCAGAATATAAAGAATAATCTGTTTGATTCCCTAAAGTTTGGCTGCCCAACGTCAATTTTGCTCCACTGCAAGTACATATAATGAGAGCCAGTAACGTAAGTAGCCACACTCTTATTATAGAACCAAAACCCTTGTTCTCTTTTATTAAATTCACTATCGATGTAATCATACCATTTTTCCTTAAAGTCTACTGGGTATTCCTCCCAATCGAACACAGACTTTATTTTTTTAAGTTCTTTAGGATATTCTGTATATTGCCACTTATTACCTTCAAATTTTTTTACGTTCTTAGCTTTAGGTAAAGCTATTCTAAGATTTTGTATTTCGTATATTTCACCTATCTCACCGGTTTTACTAATGACAATGAGATCATAATCTTCGTTGTAACCATACTCCCACTTTTTAGCCTTATTCATTTTAGCTATAGTGTGTGGTTTTATATAGTCATCTAGTACCTTGTATAAAGTTTGCTCGTACATTATTTAGACCTCCCTTCTGCAAACCCTCTAAAAGTTTTTTCTTTCTTAACTTCTTTAGGTTTATCTTCTAGCAGCTCTTGCTCGTTTTCTATTCTAGTTAATATTTCAAAAGCATCGAATATAGCGAGTTTCTTTGTAGCTGCAGCGTTTTTAAGTCTGTCTGCAGAGATATCATCATCTGAATCTACAATAGGTTCTTTAGCTACTTTAATTAGCTCTTCAACCGCTCTGCGCCCAGCTTGGATTATATTTTTCTTCGTCTCCTTTACGTTCATACTTAATTACAATATCATTAGATTTCATACAATAAAGACGCTCACCATCAACTAAAAATTCCCATTCGCCATTGGGCTTGAAGCCTACAACATCTCCTGGGTTTATTCCTAGCGCCTCTAGCGAGCTATTACTATATTTTAATATACCAACAAGGCTACGTTCTTTATCACCTTTTAGATTGTATTTTTCTTTTATAGGTGAAATAAAACATCTATCGTTTAAAGTACGCCAAACACCATTGTTTTTACAAAGATATATTTGGTCAAGGGCGCAAAGATGTAGATCGTCTTTTAAAAACGACCTACTCTTTTTCTTTTCGCCTCTCATATCATAAAAAGTTCTAAATACATTTTGATGTATTACAACTTCATCACCTTTGCTAATAACAGATTTAAAAGCCAAAGGCACTTGAACTACCTCTGCTATTCTGTTTACAAATTTCCAGTTTTCAATTTTAGTGTTAACAACTAAGTCTTTGTTACCAACTTTAATTGTATTGCTGTACTTATCTCCAACTGGCTTTACTATAAAGTCATATAAAGAATTCATTAATACTCTAAATCATACTCTATAGATACCGCCATATTTTTATTAAACTTTTTCCAAGGTAAAACCTCGTTATTTTTTTTAATATGTATGTTATATGACGAATCTTTTTCGTTAAATAAAATATAAGCTATCTCGTGACCTCCGTAAACCTGTTGGCCTACAGAATAGTGCATGGCGTCATTTTTGTAATCAGATCCAATACTGATTTTTCTAATGACTGAATCCATTATTCTTCTGTTTTAGCCTCTTCTTCTTTAACTTCAGTATACTCACCAGTTGAAAGATCTACAGAAATAGCTCCATACTCTTCTTCTAGTTTCGCTTTAAAGTCTTCTAATTCTTTGTTTGCTGCAGCCACATCGTGTAGTAAACCGTGTTTTTGTGATTCTAAAACTCCGATGTTAGAAAGTATTTGACCAAGTTTACCTTGTAATTTAACGATTTCTTTTAACTGTTCTTCTTTAATTTTTGCCATATTATTTAATTTAATTTAGTTATTTATATTTATATAGTCACTTGTTTTTGTATATTTTACGGAGTATTACAAAATCTTTGATGACTCCAAGCAGTTCCGCTAGGACCTGTTACTCTAATGGTTACAAAAACTCCATTTTGATAATCGGCAGGAGCATAAACCCACCATACTAATTGTTGATATGGAGAAACTAATGGATTAGCTATACCTGTTTCAGCTGTATAAGCTGCTGCTCTAGTTGGAACAACACCTTTATTAGTTCCTATGAATTGATCTACAGAAAGTGTTTGAGCTGAGGTAGGTACTACGTCACCAGTAGAAACAGTGCCATAGACATTATCAAAAGGCCCAGCGTTTGCCACGGTCATTCCAGATGTTGCGACTTTAGTCCCTGTTGTCGGGTTACCGTGGTATATTTCTAATTTATCAGGAACACCTTGTGGATCAAACATCATAGTTATAACTCCACCAGCTGGATCCAATGCTATAGTATCATCTGTTATACCTGGTCCTCCAGCTACAGTTACCTGGCTACAGCCAATGCTTGAAGCGCCACCGCAACCGCACCAATCTACACCTAGTCCTATTCCTAAACCCATGTTATTTTACAGCTACAATGTCAGCAGCTGTAGTCCCTGTAGCTAATACATAATCAACTATAACAGGTAGAAAACAACCATTTGATAGGTTTTTAAAAGTAACAGCTTCACCAGCTGTAGGTAGTCCAGATCCTGAAGATCCTACTACCCCTGATAGTATAACAGTTACATCTCCACCGCTTCCAATAAATAGAGCTGAAGAGTTTAAGTTTGTAGCTGAGCTTATAGTGTCGCTAGCCGTTACGTCTGAAGCAAAAGTTCCGAAATCCGGTTGCCCTGCATATTGTCCCATATTTTTTTATTTGTTATTTGTTATTGATTTTGCTTTTTCCCAAGTTCTACCTACAAAGTAAGCTCCATAGACTGTAACTAAAAGTGTTTGAAAAATTGGTATGTATTCTTCGGCTATAATAAACTCACCAACATTACCGTCAAAAAACGCGCAAATAGTAAATATAACAGTTAGGTATATTAATATCATTGGTCTAATGTTTTTACTTAAAAAACTATCAGACTTCATATCTGCTTCCCAACGCTTGCTAACTTCTTCTTGAGCTTTACTATCTGCGTCTTCTAATATCTGTTGTATCTGTTTCTTTACTTCTAACCTTTCTTCTTCGGTTGTAGTAAGCTTATCGATGACGTTACCAATTTCCTTGATAACGCCACCTGATAGCCATTGAATTATTTTTTTCATTCGTTTAAAAATTCATCTAAAAAACGAGTATCACTCGTAGTTACAGAAGATGGTTTTACTAAACCAGTTCTTCCGCCGCCTTTGAATCTTTTTATAGCAGCCGTTTGTTGAGCTCTACTCAAGCCTTCTAATAGTTTTGGATCTATATCAGGTTGTTGCTTATTGTAAATAGTGTCATGAGAAGCTGTAAATCTTTCTTGCATCTCAGGTGTTGCAAACCTACCTGATCTTGCTGACTCAAAGTAATTTCTTGCTTTTTCTTTTAAAGCATTCACTTCATTTTGATATTCTGCTCTATTTTCTTGACCTTTATATTTTTGCCTCAAAGCGTCTCTTTCTTTCTTTATCATTTCAGTTATATAGCCTCTTCCGCTACCTAACCCCGCTTTATAGTCATCTGGATTTTTTAATCCTAATACGTATTGTTCCTCTGCTTGAAGGTTATCTCTATCTTTATCTACTAAACCACTAGTCCCACCTTGTTGTTGGCTCATTCCTAACCTTTCTACAGGTTGAACGCCTGAATTAGCTGTTCTTCTGCCTCTTTCTATAATCCTCATAGCTTCCTGTGGATCTTGCGTATAACCATACGTGCCGCTAGCGCCA